CGGAGCCGTTGCTCAACCAGTTGTTACTGACGAGTACGACTTAGAAAAGATACCACTATCAAATAACTTTGGTCTTGAGTTATTTTTCTCTAAAGGTACAAAAGCTATTATGCCAGATTTAATTAAATACGCTAACGTATCAAGCGGTAGCGGAACTGTTTAAGAAAAGTTTTAATAAAGTCTCTACTAATAAGGAGGTGTTAATATGGACGAAATAATCGCTAAAATTAAAGAATACTTACACATAATCAACCCAAATGCTAAGGACGACGATTTACTCGACTTTGTTATTGGCGAGGTTATAGATAGGGTACAACTTTATTTGAATAGCGACACTATACCTACTCGTTTAGAGCGTATACTCGCTAATATAGTTAATACTGGACTAGCTAAAGCCAACGCTAGTATATCTAACAATGGCGAGGTAGACCAAGTTATTACATCTATTAGCGATAACGGACAGTCTATATCATACGCCAACGAGGTAAAACAGTATTTTTCAACCGCTACCGACGACGAGTTGTTTAGCGGTTTTGCTGGTTTACTTAGTAGATATAGGAGGGTTAAAGTTGTATATCCCGCAAAAAATGAGGAGTAAGATAGCCCAAGTGTTTTACGACAAGACAGTTGAGGTCTTAACTACTAACGTTATTACTGACGCTGAGGGTGGAGTAAATTACAAAGGACTAGCTACTATCGACAATTTTAATTGTAATGTTAATTTTTCAAACTGTAAGAAAATACAAGAGGAGTACGGACTTGACTACGAGATAGACATATCAATAACAGCTGATATTAATACTAATATAGCAATAAACGACCTTATTAAATACAATAATGTTGTTTATAATGTTACTGATATTCTACCAACTGACAGTCATATCCTTATTGTGGCGACAAAATGGCGTCAATAACTATTAAAGGTATAGACAGCCTTATACATAAATTAACTAATATCTCGAAAACGGAAAAAGTAAAAGAGACAATGAACAAAGCTACATTATTAGTACACGGACAAGCCAAAGCGTTAGCTCCAGTCGATACTGGAAACCTAGCGGGTAGTATACACCCTAAAGTTTTGGTACAAGGTAATCTAGTAATTGGTAAAGTTTATACAAATCTTAGTTACGCTCCGTTTGTTGAGTTTGGTACTGGTAACAAAGGTAACGGTACTTATCCAAATAAAAAACTCAAGTTGACGTATAGGTCTACCCCTTGGGTATACACACCCGACGAGGGCGAGACCTTTTATCGTACTGAGGGACAAGTTGCTCAACCTTATATGTATCCAGCGATTAAACAAAACGAGAAAAAAATTAAAGCTATGTTTAAAGAGGCTCTATATACTGATTTAAAAAATAATAGTAAGTAAGGAGGTCTAACAATGTACTTACCTAAAACCGATATTTATAACAGTTTGAATAAATTACCTTATTACGTAGCACAAACTCAACCGCCTACGTTTGAGGACTTACCAGCCATAATTTTTAGAGTTGGTAATAACGATATTAACGTAGACTTGGATAATATCATTATTAGCCAAGATATAGAGATAATAATTGATATATGGGCTGAGGATAGTGTTACAGCTAGTAACGTTTTATCTCAAGTTGAGGAAACTATGCGACAAATTGGCTACATTATGTCGTTTTCAAGCGACATACCAAATACGGGTAATCTATTTCATATCAATAATAGATTTACCACAATAGCTTAAAGGAGGTAATAGTATGAACGGACAAGCTACAAGAACAATGGGAACTACACTAACTAAAAAGTTAAGTGGTAGTGAGCCAGCTGACACTAGAATAGCAAATCTAACATCTATTGGCGAAATTGGAGTTGAAAGCGAAGAAATCGACGCTACTGATTTAGACAGCCCTAACAACTATAAGGAGTTTATCGCTGGGTCTAAAGACGCTGGGGAGGTATCTTTGGCTGGAAACATCAAAGACGAAAGTAATGTTGAGAAAATGCTAGCGTTAGCGGAGAGTCAAAGCGTTGAGGCTTGGGTAGTAACTTATCCAAGTGGTGCTAAATGGGAGTTTAACGCTTTTGTTAAGTCTTTTAAAGACGGAGAAAAAACTACTGACGGTTTAGCTACATTTTCCGCTACTTTAAGAATAAGTGGAAAACCAACTTATACTAAAGCAAGCGGTAGTGGAACTGTTTAAAATACAACGGGAGGCTAGGCTTTAAGCTGGTCTCCCGCTTTTTTTATTATATAAAACTAAGAAAAATGGAGGATATTATGGAAAAATTAAACTTAAAATATAATGCTACAAAAGTAGACGAAATAGAACAAGCGAGAAAACTACCAATAGAGAACTGTATAACTGATACATCTATTGGTATGTTATGTATGTTTATACAAAAAGGACTAATTGACGATAACGGGAATCACGGCGTAAGTAAGACTGTGGCTATGGACGTTATAGACAAGTACTTTGAGGAAAGCGACAAAGACGAGTTAGTCCTAGACATTATGGAGGCTTTAGTCAACGGGGGTTTTTTGTCTCGTCAAGTGGACGTGGCGAAAATGAGACAAGCTATGAAAAACAAATTGTCTCAAGCCAAGGAACTAATAGACGAGATGTAAAGTTTTTCGGCGACACGTGGCGAGATATGGAGGAGGACGCTATAACAATAGGTCTTGACCTCCATTATTTTTGGTCGTTAGACGTAAAACAGTATATAAAACACGTTAGAGTCTATAACCAAAAGCAAAAAGAACGTGTAAGAGAAATAGATAAATTAAACCATATTTTAGGTCAGTATATAGGGTGTGCGGTTAATAACCCAAGACACTACCCTAACAAACCATATATGGATAAAGACAACACCGAACTAAAGCCAATGACTGACGAGGAAATGGAGAAACAAGCTCGTCGAAATACTATAAAAATGGGAGGTGTTATAAATGACAGTTGAGGAGTTACAAGTATTAATAACAGCTAATACTGACAGTTTGCGAAAAGAGATACAAAGTACTAAAGAACAATTTACAAAAATGCAAAAAGACGCAAACAAAACGTCGGTCTCTATGCTAAAAAGTTTTAACTTTCTTAAAAAGGGTATTATTGCTCTTGGTATAGGTAAGCTGATAGGCTCACAAATGGACGACGCTGTTAGTAGGTTAGACGCTCTCAATAACTTTCCTAGAGTTATGAGTAATCTAAATATAAGTAACGAGGACGCCCAAGCCTCTATGACACGTTTGAGCGACGCTTTAATTGGTTTACCTACTACTTTGGATAGTGCGACTCAAAGTGTACAACGTTTTACAAGTGCCAACGGTAACGTTAAAGCAAGTACGGAGATGTTTTTAGCTTTAAACAACGCTATATTAAGTGGTGGTGCTAGTACTGAAATACAAAAGTCAGCTCTTGAACAGTTAAGCCAAGCCTACGCTAAAGGTAAACCCGATATGATGGAGTGGCGTACAGCTATGACGGCTATGCCAGCTCAATTAAAGCAAGTTGGTATCGCTATGGGATACGCTGACGCTAGCCAGTTGGGAGAGGCTTTACGTACTGGTAAGGTATCTATGGACGAGTTTATGGTTAAAATAACTCAATTAAACAAGCAAGGTGCTAACGGCTTTCAAAGTTTTGAGGAGCAAGCCCGTAATAGTACTGGTGGTGTAAGCACATCTATAACTAATATGAAAACAGCTCTTACAAGAGGTTTAGCCGAAATTATGAACGCAATAGGACAAAGTAATATTGCTGGCTTTTTCAATGGGATAGCAAGTGCTATTAATAAAGTAATACCATACATAACTGGTTTTGTTAAAGCGTGCGTATGGGCTATTAGTACTATAAGTAGCCTTTTTGGTGGAGGTACTAAAAAGAAAGTAGACCAAACAAGCAACTCTTTAAGTGATTTAGGCTCAAGTGGTGTAAGTACATCTAAAGACTTAGACAAAACTACAAAATCAGCTAACGGACTTAAAAAGGCTCTTACTGGTTTAGCGTCTTTTGACGAAATGAACGTCTTGAAAGAAACTGATAGCTCTAGTGATAGTGGAGATAGTGATACTGGAGGCGGAGTCGGTGGAGACTTGAGCGGTATTGATTTATCCGCTTTTGATAGTGGGCTTAGTAGTGTATCAAGTAAAGCTGACGAAATAGCCGAACGTCTTAAAACTATCTTTGGAGAAATAGGACAAATAATGAGTGATATATGGAACAGTGAGCCAGTACAAGCGTTTGCTGGTGCGGTTGTTACATACGGTCAGTTTATATGGGACTATTGGACTATGATAGGTACTAACTTAGTAACTAATATACAAACAACTTGGACTAATATAAGTACAAATGTTGGTGTCATTTTAAGTAATATGTCTAAATTGTGGACTACTTTTTGGACTGATATAGACAAAGGTATTAAAACTTGGGGACAACCTATTATAGACGGAGTCAGCGGAGTATTTAACTCTATATGGCAAGACGCTATCGACCCAGTTATACAAATCGTAACTAAAGCGTGGGCTGACTTTTCACAAATCTTACTTGATTTATGGAACGAACACGGAAAACCACTTATTGACAATATAGGAGAGTTTGCAACAAAAACTATCGCTTTATTTCAAAAGATATGGGACAAAGTCCTTGAGCCAATAGTAAAACCATTTTTGGAGACTATAAGCTGGTTATGGGATAAACATTTAAAAGATGTTGTAAAAGAGGTAGGCGACTTTATAGGAAAACTTATAAATGGAGCCTTAGAAATCTATAACAAGTTTATACAACCAATAGTAATGTGGTTAGTTGATAAATTAAGTCCAATGTTTGCTTATCTTGGTAGTATAGTAAGTGGTGTTATGGGTACTATTATAGCGGTTATTAGTGATGTGGTAAAAGGCGTCTTAAAAACTTTTGGTGGTTTAATAGACTTTATTGTTGGTGTATTTACTGGTAACTGGCAACGAGCTTGGCAAGGAGTCCAAGATATATTTAGAGGTATCTTTGACGCTTTAGCTGGTATATTTAAGGCTCCAATTAACTTAATAATCGACGGTATCAATGCGTTTATTAGAGGACTTAACAAGATACAAATACCAGACTGGGTACCAGCCGTTGGTGGTAAAGGTTTTCATATTGAGCCTTTACAAAAACTAGCCCGTGGTGGTGTTGTTGATAGACCAACGACGGCTCTAGTCGGCGAGTCGGGACGTGAGGTTATTATGCCTCTCGAGAACAATACGGGCTGGATAAGTGAACTTGCTGAACAATTAAACAACAATGGTACTGGCGGACAGCCAATACAATTAGTTGTAAAAATTGGCGAGGACACAATATTAAATCAACTTATAGACGGCTTTAGAGAAAAAGCCTTTGAGTATAACGGGGAGGTGTTTGACCTATGATATATACGGGAGATTTAGTACAAATTGACGGTACAACTTTAGACCACTTAGTTACATATAAAATCGGTCGTAGTAAACTATGGAAAAACGCCGACCGTAATATGTCGGGAGATGTTAGAGCGTGTTTAATAGGTATTTATCCTAAAATTAAAATGAAAATAAACTATACTACCCAAGAACAAATGAGCCAACTAACGCAACTCTTAGACCAAGACTTTTTTACTGTAACTTGGTTTGATGTTAGAATACAAGCGACTGTTAGTACTCAATATTACGCTGGAGATTATGACGTTGAGCTAGACAATAAAGAAAAAGGTAGATATAAACCTTTTGAGGTTAACTTAATACCAGTATCTAAAAGGAGGTACTAACAATGATAAATGTATCTAGTAGATTTAAACAAGCTATGAAACGACCAGTAAAAGAGTTGGACGCTTACATTAATGCTGAAACGGAGCAAATAAAAAGTGCTGACGATTTAATTAGTTTTAAAGTAAGTTGCGATACTGGTATGTGTAAAACAGCTATGAAAAAACTAGAAGCTAAAATAGTGGGAGACCACGACCTCGTAGGTAAGTGGGTAAATGCTGGTTTTGGAGTAAGACTCGAGGACAGTACTTTTGAGTACTTGGACTTTGGGTCTTTTCTAATAACTGAAATAACAACAACTAAAGACACGGGTATAACTCAAGTGGTGGGATATGACAAAATGATAAGCACAATGGTTGAATACACACCACTTGAGGTTACTTATCCTATTGGACTCTATGATTATACCGTTGCTCTTTGTAGAGTTTGTGGTTTGGACGTTTCTAATCAAAGTTTTATAAATAACAACTGGCAAATAACTGAGGACTTATGGCAAAACATAAGTGGTATAACTTATCGTGATATTTTAGTACAAATAGCCCAAGCGACTGGTAGTACTTGTATTATAGATAGTAATAACTGTGTATGTTTTAAATATATAACTCCTACTGGCGAGGAGCTAACTTATGATAATATGCTAAAGTTAAAACTAGAGCCAATGTATGGAGAAATAAACAGCGTAGTACTAGCACGTGTACCTCAAGAGGACAACGTGTATATGAAAGACGACGCAAGTATAGAAACAAACGGACTAACTGAGTTTAGAATAGAAAACAACGAGATAGTAGATAAAAATAGAGATTTAGCTATTATACCAATTTATAATATATTAAGTGGTATAAGTTATTATCCTTTTGAAACTACTACCGAGGGTTTAGGTTGGTATGAGATAGGCGACAACTTTGATGTTATAAACGAGCTAGGAACATCTTACAGTTGTGTATTATTTAATTACAATATCACTATTGACGGTGGTATCAAAGAAATACTAAAGGCTGGAGCTGAAACTAAAACACAAACACAGTATCAGTATGCTACTCCAATAGGTAAACGTGTAAAAAATACTGAAATCATAACTAATAAACAGCAACAATATATCGAGGCTTTAGTTAGTGATATGTACAATGAGGACGGTATCATACACGAAAACTTTACGAGAGTTTACCAAGATATACAAAATATCGTAAACTCAGTACAAAATAGCGGTGGTGCTAACTTACTTAAAAACTCAGTTATGTTTGCTTATGATACTAACGGTGTACCAAATGAGTGGACGGTTGAGGGTAGCGGTACGTTATCAATACAAGCTAGTGCTGAGGCTATGACTAACGGTAGTTTGAGCGGTCATACATTTACGTTGAACGATAAAACCGTTAGACAAAGAGTATATGTCAAAGCAAATGACGGCGAGAGCGAGCCAATATATTATACTTTTAGTACAAGAATAAAGAAAAATATTACTGGTAGCTGTTATGTTAAGATTTTTAACAATAACGAGGAGTATATTATTACTGTACCAAGTGGCGAGAGCGTATTTTACAAAGAATACGAAATCAAAGCGTTATTACCAACTAACAACTATTATGATATAGAGTTTTACGGTAGTGCTGATAGCGACGCTACATTTACCGACAATATGTTTGCTACTGGAGAGTATAAGAGTCAATGGCAACAAGCAAGCGGGGAGATAATGAACACTCAAGTTAATATCAACCTAGACGGTGTACTTGTTAAATCGAGCGTGTACGCTGGAGATTATACGATAATGTCTCCGCTAGAGTTTGCGGGTTATTCTAACGTAAATGGCGTTACTACAAAAGTATTTACAATAAATAGGGATACAACTGAGGTTGAAAAATTAAAATCAAAAAAAGGTATAACAATGCGACCTATAAAAATAGTACCAATTACAACTGGTAGTTTGCAAGGTTGGGCGTTTGTACCTAGTACCGAAGAGTAGGAGGTGGTTGTATGGCAAGCGGAACAGTAAGCGGAACTTATAGAGGATATACTTTAAGGTCAGTTTGGAGTAGTACACCAAATACGGCTGGTAATTATAGCGACATCACAGTTACTCATTATTTAGACTGTGCGTCGGGCTGGGCGTTATACATAAATGGTAGAACTAACAGCTGTACGTGTGGAGAGTATAAAGAGTTTTGGAGCGATAGTATAAGTACTGGTGGTGGTAATACTATCACTTTAGGTACGACAACTCATAGAGTTTACCACGATAACGACGGTAAAAAGACAGTAAATTTATCAACAACGTTTAATATACAAGCCACTATCTCGGGTACTTATGTATCTTCAATTACAAATAGTGGAGATATTACACTAGATAATATACCGAGATACACCAGTATAACTAATTTTACGGTATCAAAACGTAATGAGACAAGTTTTACTTTTAACTGGTCGACAGCCAACACGGTAGATTATGTTTGGTACTCTACTAACAACGGCTCAAGTTGGACTGGATATGATGTTACTGACGGTACAAGCGGTAGCTTTACTGTAAGTGGCTTGAGTCCAAATACGACTTATAACTG